ACAAATACTGCGGCCATGTAATTACTTGCGATCAAAAAATTCAAGGAGAGAACGTGCATCACACTTTTTCTTTTTTGTTTACTCATGACTCTAGAAACAATATACATACCAATAATTTATGCGGTCAAACTGTTGATGAATATTTAGAAAATAATTGTTTTCCTGAAAATATTGACTCTCCAGACTACGATAAAAAAATGTCTTTTATTGTAGCCAATCATGGAGCTTTAGCTGGGTCAAGTCAACCAATATCATCTAACTATTACATCAGAGAGAATTTACTTTTAAAAATTTTAAATTCAGATTTAAATGTAGATATTTATGGTAAGGGTTGGTCTATTAACGACTCTAGGTATAAAGGCGCTCCACCCTTAAAAGAAGCAGCTCTTAAAAATTACAAGTATTCTATATGCATGGAAAATAGTTGTGAAGAGCATTATATCTCTGAAAAATTCTTTGACTGCTTTTTAAATAATTGCATACCTGTATATTATGGTTGCAAAAACATAGAGAAAGCATACAATAAAGACGCATTCATTACTTTTGATCCCGAGTCAGCCAACATCATTGATGAATTAAAAAACATTATTGAAAAGCCAATTTCTTGGAGATTATCGGCAATCCAAAAATGCAAAAAAGATTACTTTGGTAAATACAACCTATTAATTTACTTAAAAAAATTTATTAAAAATATTAGTAAGAAATAAATGAAGTATTTAATTAATTATGCAGACATAGGCTTTTACAAGGCTCAAATTTTAAATTCTATTTCAGGTATATCTGCTGGTTTTGATTCTGTTATACAGTATAAAAAACATGATATAGCAAAAGATTTTTCAATAGCGCATTCTACAATTCTTAATCATAAAAGAGGTGCTGGTTATTGGTTGTGGAAACCTTATTTTATCTTAAAAACATTACAAAGCACAAGCGAGGACGATATCATATTTTATTCAGATAGTGGAGCGCAGTTTATAAAAAAGATGGACCCTATCTTTCAAAAAATAGAGAAATGTAAAAAGGGTGTTATTGTTTTTAAAATGTCTGGACATCACAAGGAAAATGAATATTGCAGAAAACATGTAGCTGAAGAGATTGTTAATTGCGATGCAGAAATAATGGAAAGCGATCAAAACATGGCTAGCTTCGTTGGTGTTCGTAATTGTGAGACCTCGATAGATGTAATAAAGCAATGGTTAAACCTTTGCACAAAAGAACATCTTATTATGGATATGCCTCCGCAAAAAAATGAGTTTCAAATGTTTAAAGATCATCGCCACGATCAGACCCTTCTAAGCCTCCTAAGTAAAAAATTAAATTTAGAAACTGCCACTGACCCGTCTCAATGGGGTCTTATCCATAAACAAACGACTGAAGAAGATTATTTTATTAACCATCACAGAAGCAGAGAGTGAAAAAGCTATATATCCATCATCATTTAGGCTTGGGCGACCATTTTGATTGCAATGGAATGGTGAGGTATATTCTTGAAAAAACTTCTTTTGATAAAGTTGGCGTTTTCTGCAAAGATGTAAACTTTTATTTAATACAAAGAATGTATGAAGACGATAAAAACATAGAAGTAATCAGCTTAAAAAGCGACCCGAATTTATATGGCCAATTTGATGCTAATGAATATTCTCAAGTAAAAGCAATTATTGATGAGAATACAGTTTTTTGTTCTTCATTATCTGATATTCTCAAGTATGGTGAAAAATCTAACACAGCTTTACTTGTTGTAGGTCATGATTTTTATCAACCAGTAAAAGATAAAAACTGTTGGGAAATTTTTTACGATCAAGTAGGAATTCCATACGAAGTAAGGAAAGATTATTTCTATATAGAAAGAGACTCAAAACAGGAA